AAAAGCATAAACTCCAAAATCTGCTGGAGAGTTTTGACCCAGAGCTCACCGAATGGGAGAACATGCAAGCTAACGGGTGGAACCGAATTTGGGACTGCGGTAATGACGTCTGGGTTTGGCGTAAAGACGCGGCAGACTAATCACCTATCATTATCAAGATTGAAAATAATGTACTGAGTTGAGGGAACCTGCGCTCAGTTTTTTATTTACTTGTCAAGGAACCCCCACGCAACTTTGGCGCGACTATGGTTCACTTGTCTATCTGAATATCCGCGGCGTCAAAGATCTTATCGGCCGGCACGTTCTGCTGGTCGAGCTCAAATAGGATGTCCTCTTCCGGAGCGCTCACGCCGACCACCCCTGCCTGCCCCTTGCCGAGCTGGCCGATGCGGATCATGACGCTCTGGACGAAGTTGTTCTTAACGGACGCGGGGACGGCTAGGTAGACCGGCATCTCAAAGATCAGCGTCGAGGTGATTATGCGCCGCTCGGTTCCGGACGGGTAGGCCTGCTCTAGGTTCACCCCTACCAGCTCTATGGTTGACAGCCTGGTCCAATCGAAGACGTCGTCGCTTGTCTGTAGCTGAACGCTGGGGTTGAACACGGGCAGGATCTGCTCGAGGATCTGGAAGTGTTGGTCGGTGTTGCTCACCAGGATCGCGAGCTCGACCTGGATCTTGTACACGACGGGCATCGTCTGATGGATGACCTTGATGTCGTTTGGGAACAGTCCGCCGGCCGGCATCATCGGAGATCGCCTTGAGGCCCCGACGCCGTGGTTTAGCTGCGGGGCCTGAGAGATTGATGAGAGATATAAGGACATGCACGGAACGCGCAGGGGCTTGTTCTGCGTGTTGCTCGCCTTGATCGCGGCGACCACTCGGTCCTTCGCCGCGTAGTGGATGGGGACGGTGATGAGCCTAGGATCTCTCGTCTCGCTTGCGCCTATCCTAACCTTTAGTCCGGCGAAGACCGCCATCGCCTGCAGAAGGTAATTCTTCAGCTGCTCATTATAGAAGAAGGTGTCGTCGGCCAGAACGTCGTCGGTGATCATTGAGTTTCCTCGTCTTCAAACAATTGTCAAACAGCGACATGACCGCCTCGTCGGTTTGGCGAGCGACTCCAGACGGCGTTTCCGCTATGCGTCGCGGCCTCATTCACACTCGCCTAGGTCAGGGCGATGATTCGTGACCTTCGCGTTTGGCGTCTCGGTCTCGGTCGTCAAGAAGTCATTTATGATCGGCTTGGTCGGGTCATAGAGAGCCCGGCGATCCTGCTCCATGAATATCCAGCGACCCTTGGTTGACGAGTAGCGATAAAGCCTGGCCGGGAACCTGCCGTTGAGCTGGCTGTAGGTCAGGCGATGATACTCCCCGTTCTTTGGATTGGCCGGAAAGGTGTCGCCCTGAGTGTAGTCCGCGTCGTTCGGCGGCAGGGCGTCCTCAACGTAGAGACCCCTGTCGTTCTGTCCTATGCGTTCCAGGTTCGGCAGGCCGGCGTCTCTCGCGGCTTGGACCTCGGCGTCCTCAAACTTGCGTATGGCCGACGAGACGGTCGCTCCCTTTTCAGGAACGCGGTCTTTGGCGAAGGCCTTGATTGTCTGCGAGATATCGCCGTAGTCCTGCCACACGTTCGAGTTGCCGTCATCGCGATCGAGAAGTCCGGTCTCATCGGCCACGGGTGCCAGGTCGCCGAAGATGTCTTGCGTCTCCTCGGAGGCCATGAGCGGCTGGGCGATAACCCTATAGAGCACCGGCCTCCACGCGGCCGAGAACGACGAGCTGTCCCAGCCAACGTCCGTGACCTCGAGCCACTTTAGGATTGGCTCCATGGTCGGGGTGTATTGGGTCTCAGATGGAAGGTTGAGTATGTCCCCGATGATGATCGGACGCCCGAGCTGAGCCACGCACGACGCGAACGACATCTGAATGGTGTATGAGTTTGAGAGCATCTCGAAGCCAATGCCGAACTTTGCCAGGTCTGTCTGGATGTCCTGCGGGTCATACCGGCATTTCATGTAGATAGGTTCGGGTGAATAGTCCCGGTTCCTGTTCTCCATCAGGATCTTGTCCTGGACGTTGTCGATCGCGGTGGCCTCATAGTTATGGTAGAGCTGGAGGGCCTGCACTCCCCAGTAGTCTCCGGCCGAGCCGTTGAACGTGATCGCGCGAAGCCTCCAGAAGCGCATCGGGGCCGATGATCGAACCATCACCGTGTTTAGGCAATCGTTGTCTGGGAGATCGACCACCTCGACGCCGAACCACTTGACTCCGTCGTCTGAGCGTTCAAGTCGAGCCCGGACTACGCGATTTGACGCGTTGGCGGACTGCTTGATCGCAAACGCGGTGATGTGCTTTCTGACGCTCGCGTCCGTTGAGTACATCACGTGGCCCCTTGGGGTCTTTACCTCGCCGAAGTCATAGCCGATGAAGGCGGAGGCGGGAACGGCGGGGCCGCGCTGGACCGATCGCCACTCGGAGAGATACATATCAAAGGCGTTGGCGGCGGGAAAAAGTGGGGTGTCGCCGGAGGATATCGCCGAGCCGTTGCCGACGCTGTCGACTAGCTTGCACTGCTCGTGAACGCCCAGCATCTTGTACACAATAATGTCGGCGCCGCCTAGGTTGAGGGCCTCGGCGGCCAGTTGGTTGGCGAGGGCGTCGTCGGCTAGGCGATTGGTCAGCGCCGCCGGGTTGCACGACGGGTCCGCCGGCAGAGAGCACGCCAGGGATCCCGGCAGCCTATCCTTGTTAGTCCTCTTGAGGTTCTCATCGCCTGCGGCGGGGCCTACGGTTCCCTCGCACATCGACTGAGTTTGACATTTTTGCAGCGTCATTGCGGTCGTCCGGTGTCGTCTACGGCGTTATTTATGACGATTTTCTCGCTTTCCCTCGGCCTCCATTTTATCGAGGCGAGTGTAGTAATCTGGGATTTCGGCGAGGTGATCCTTCGCCACCAGCTTAGCGACCAGTCTGGACCTGGTGTGCTCGCCCTCGACCTCGACGCCGCGAGCCAACTCGACGGGGTCAAACTCGTCGTCTGGGACGAAGTCGTGCTCTCCAATGTTCTTGATGACGCTGAGGAGCTCCTCGTCGGTCATGGTGTTTATATCGTGAAAGGTAACGCCAAGCCGCTTGGCTAGCTTGGCTCGCTTTCCGGCCGACTTGAGCTCCGCCTTCGTGAGGTAACGACCCGAGACCTGGGAGGAAGTGTCTTTTTGACTCTCCGTTAGAAACCACTTGAACGTCTTCATAGCCTCGCATACTCGTCTAGGTCATTGTCTATGAGCTCCTCCTGGCATGCGAGGAGGTCTTTCTTGTCGGCGAGGTGCCTATTGATTATGGCGGCCCATTTTTCATCACCTCCAGCGAAAACCCTCTTCAGTCCATCAACCAACAGAAGGCCTAGCGCGTCCCTTTTGAGATTCGGCACGTAGAGAGCCCCGCCGATAAAGGAAGTGTGGTGGTGGATATCATGCAGGGACGTCACTCTAGTTGAGCACCGCACGTCCTTGCCGACGTACCTTGGCATCCCGTCGAGCGACCTTACCGGGGTTAGATGAAACAAAAAGTCGCGTCCGACTCGCTCCGGCGCGCCCTTAAGAGAGGTCAGCTTCTTATTGTTGGACACCCAAACGCTTCCATCGACTCGAGTTGGCGCGCCAACCAATGTCTCTAATGGCGTGAATCGACAATAAAAAGTTCCAGTTACCAATCGCGGTAAACCCGTCAAATCCGTTATCGGGACGTTGTCACAGACTAAATCTCCGCAGACATTTGGGTATCGTTGTTTTAGCTTGCCGTCCTTTAGGTCTTCTTCCCGAATAAACACGGGCGGAGGTGGCGTGCGTCCGGAAACGGCCTCATATATTTTCATAGCGTTGCGAACTCCTCCAGACCCGCGTCGATCAACTCCTCTTGAGCCGCGAGGGTGTCCTTGTCTTTAAGGTGTTTCTTTACGATGTCGACCGCGCGCGCCAACCTGGCTGGACCCTCTTTCTTCGAGTGCAGTATGTCCTTCATGCGCGTATGAACGACGAGATCCGTTATCCCATTGATCTTGAGCGCGCTGAGCAGGCCCTCTCGAACGGTCTGCGGAATGGTTAGTCGGCCCTTGATCTCCGTAATGTGCCGGTGCATTCCTGATAGGGACGTGATTGGATTGCCCTTTAGGTTTAGGTCCCCGCCGATATGTTTCGGAAATCCCTCGAAGCCGGTGATTTTATTATCCGCCAGGTTGAGCGAGGACTTGACTCGGTTCGGAAGGTTGAGCTCCCGGACGTCGGTTATGTTCATGCGCGCGGCATAAATGTCGCCGGACGAAGGAATGTCCAATTGAAGTTTCTTATTGAGTTTCTCGACGTACTTTACGAGGGCGGCTAGGGCGTTCTGATATCGCTCGCGCACGTCATCCGACGGCTCCGGCGATGGTATTTGAAAATAACGGTTGTCGCTTGGATCGTAGTTACCGACGTGATTTACTCGACGAAGCTGTCCCGATGAATAGACGAATACGTGGACACCGCTGTGATTCCTTGCGGCGAAATGGAGAGTTCCGTTTTTGAGCTCGCGGTCAGTCGATACGAACTTCATCAGCTCGTTCATGCGTTTCCATTCAGGCATGTCCTTGACAATCGGCATTACGTCGATCGGTCCGACCACCGTTCGCGAACCCGGCGAACTTCCAGTGTATTTGCCGTTTTCGTCATACCGTGCCCCGACCGTCACGCGGCCTTGCTTCTTATTATACGAGAACGGGGTCTCGATCAGAATATCTTTTACCTTCATTCTATTCTCCAGGTCTATAAGCTATATTTAGGTCAGAGCCACGCCGGGTTTGAGGGCGCGATTTCCTCTGATATTCCTCTGATCCGCGCGCCGTCACTCCGCAAAATAGCTGATGTTCGGGGTGGTCATTTTCGCCTCCTGCCGGAAGTTGATATAGGTGTCGCGAGAGTCGAAGATGATGAACAGCTTGCCTGACGGGGACTTGAACAGCCGCATGAGCTCGTTGAAGTTCTCGCCGCTGCAGATATCCGAGTCCGAGAACAGAAGGATGTTGTATTTCTGCTGCATGAGGGCTAGAAGGTCATTCACCAGCGCGTTGGTGAAGTTGGTCACGCCGCCGGAATGCTCGTTGAAGACATTCTTCAGGTTTAGGTTTAGGACCGGACGATCGGTGATCTTGGTGACGGCGCCGGCCATCTGCCTCTTGAACACTCCCTTGTAGATCTTGTGACTGGCCGAGAACTTGATCAGGGTGAACTCGGCGTTCTGCAGTCCAGGAGTCTTCACGAAGAGGTTGTAGATGTTAGAGTAAGCCTTCTCGATGACGTGGCTCATGGATCCAGAGCTGTCCACCACGATGCCGAGCTTGGCCTCGCGTTGCTCGACAGGGATCTCACCGGGCTTCATCGCTCCGGCACCTACCTGGGCGGCGGCGTGGATGCCTGACATGGCGCGGCGAGATGGCTTCTGGTATGACTCCTCTCGGTGCTGAGACTCCGCGGCGATGAACTGCTTGATGATGGCCGTCCAGGAATATTTCGGGAACACCTTGCTGTAATCAATCTCGCCCCATTTATCGTTGCCCGTCCCGCGGGCGCCGGTCCCGTCGCGGGACGTCCGGCTCTGGTCCTTGCTATCGTCGCGCTTCACCTCGTCGGAACCCTTGTCCTCGCCATCCTTCATGGCCTTCTCGACCTTGTCGTTCTTCTCGTCGATCTTGTCGGGTGACTCTCCCTGTCCGGCGTCGGATTGCCGCCCCTCTTCCTGGCCAGGCTCATGGTCGTCTGAGGAGTCGTTCATCTGCCGCTTGATCTTGTCCTGGTCGTCCTTCTTGAGCTTCTCGAACTCCTCCTTCACGATGTTGTACATGTCAATGTACTTTTTCTGACGGTCGTAGTTGATGTGGTCATTGAACAGTCCCATCGGGAGCTGCTCGTATCCGGACTTCACCAGTAGGTAGTTCGTTCGGAAGTCACCGACCCAGTTGATGATGTTCGGGTCGGCGTTCGGGATGATCTTCTGGTAGTGGAAGTCGTCGTAGGTGTAGTGCATGAATTCGTGCATGATCACGAACTCAATGTAGCCATACTCGTCGGGGATGGGTCCGCCGTTTGACTTATACTTCCGGCCCTTTGGCCTTAGCCCAACGAGGTGAGCCCAGTCGATCAAGGCCTGACAGAACGGGACGCTGAAGACGAACTGACCTGACGGGGTCGCGCAGGCGGTGTCGACATTGTCGAACGGCGTTTTCTTTGTGGCGGTCTCATCCTGGGTGAAATGGATGACCGGGCTGTACAGGTGCTTGGGGTCGATGAAGCTGCGCAGCGGGAAGAACTGATCGTGCTCGGCCTTGATGTAACGAATGAGATTGTTAAAGACGACCTTGCTGAATCGCGGAGCGCCCGGCACGTGTCGATTGGGGATCTCCTTCCAGAACATGTTAAAGAGGGTGCTCTCAATGATGTTGTCGTGGATGGTCTCATAGAGAATGGGCGCCTTGTCCCTCATGGGCTTAAACTCGGCCGCCTTATTCTGGATATCATTGATGATGACGGAGACCGGCTTATTCAGCGACTTCGATATGAAGGCGAGAACCTTCGCGATGTGGGGATCATTGAACGAGCTCTTCTTGAAGTTGACCTGCCCCGGGGCGAAGCGGCGGCTCTCAAACGCCTCATAGAGCGCGCGCTGGAAAATCTTTTTCTTATCGATCATGGTAACCGTCTTTGGCTTAGAGTGTCTTGATAATATATTTATCGAGAGTTCGACCGGTTGGCTCGCATGAGGCGCTCTAGGTCATTGCCCATGAGCTCCTCTTGGCGCGCGAGGATATCTCGGTTCCGCCATTGCCGGTGGCGAAGCCATGCATTTCGCACCGAGTTCCGCCATGGCGGCTGGATTGTTCAAGATGACGTTCTTAGCCTCGCGAGGCGTTTTTTGGAAACAGGCTCCCGATGAGTCCTAGGATAAGAGCCTCTTGAATACCGTTATCTTACTCGGTATGTTTTTTTGGGGCGGGGTAATTCCTGAGCGGGATCGTCTTTCTCGATTTTTTGGTCGCGGCGGCCTGAGTTATAATCGCACATCTTGAGCGCCAGGTCGTGGGCGTCGCGCATGATATCTTCGGGGAGGATGTCGCCCATCGCGGCGCCGACCAGCAATTCGCGAGCGGCGAGGTGATCGCCGTTGGTCTTGCCCAACGCCCAGTCGTGAGCGTATCTGGCGAGCGTCACCTTTAGGTTATATTCGTCCAGCTCGAGATCCACCCTCTCTTGAACGATCCCGGCGAGCTCCAACAGTCTGTTTGTCATGTTCGACTCCAAAGACAATCAATAGGGATATTTATCCAACCCTTCATCTTCGATGATTATAACGCCGACGCCTCAAAATGTAAACGGTTGGGCGCGATGAACTAATACACGACTAAAGATCGTGTATTTTTTCGCTTGACTACTATATAAAAAAGGGGACCCGAAGGTCCCCTGGTCAAGCTAGAGAGATCAATCACTTCAGTCCTTTGATCACCTTGACGATCTTAGCGATGATATGGACCGCCGAGTTTTGGATCTGGTCCGCGAGGTCGCGATCCAGGTTCTCGACGTTCTTGGCCAGGAAGGCCTGAATGCCGGCGGTCGCTCCCTTATAAACCGCGTAGATCTTGTCGTAGGAGAAGCCGTTCAGGTGCAGCGCGTAGACGAGCTCCAGCAGGAAGTTCTCCACCAGGGTGACCTTCTCGGAAGGATTCTCGACGATCATATCGTCCTTGAGCTCCTTCTTAGGATAGTTCGGCTCGAGGATGTACTTGTTGGCGGTCTTCTTGTCGGTGATCTTCTCCTCTAGAGTCTCCCCCAACCCCTCTCGGAACTGGGTGAGGTCCGTGTTGTTGAGGAAGTTGATGAAGTCCTGGTTCTCCGCGGCGGTGGTCTTCGCCGCCGCGTCAAGGTGCTCGCCGATGATGTCCTTGAGGCTCTTATGAACGCCGGCGCCCTTGCGATAGAAAACGTTCTCGCCGATATCGATATCATGAGAGTGCATGATCCAGTTCTTAAGGTCGTGCATGAACTCCGTACTCTCAACGTTGTGCTTGATGAACGGCATCTCAAGAGTGTCCTCGAACGCCTCAAAGATCGCTTCGCGAATATCGCGCTCGACCTCTTGGAGCTCCTCCGCCTTCATGCTCTGCAGGTCGAGGGCGTGAATCTCCTCGAGCTTGTCGTGCAGGCGCATGACGCCGTTGATGAACAGCTGAGTGTATTCGCGCGGCGAGATATAGACGTCGCCGCCGAGCTCAAGGTGGAAGGGTCTCTCCTCCATCTCAACGTTGGGGTCGCGGGTCTTGAACTTCTCGACGAACTTTTGCAGGACGTTCAAGAAAAGATCGTGGGTGCCGTCATCCACCCCCTTGACCTTCTGGTGTTGCAGGTAGGCGAGGGTGTCCTTCCAGGATGAGGTCGCGTGGATGATGTCCAGCACGTCGCGCATGTGAGAGGAGAGCTCCTGGGCGCCGACGTCGTGCGGGTTGATGGCCGCGACTATGATCGTCTCCTTTGGAAGCTCCAGCAACTTGCCGCGACCGTCGTTGGACGGGCCAAAGTTCTTTTCGAGCAAGACGCGACGGATGGCGTTGAACACCTTGGTGTCGTTGCGGTTCAGCTCGTCGAAGAACACCAGGTATTTCCACCGAGCTCCCTTATACTCCTTGACCTTCTTGGCGCCGTCGGGCTCCGACTCCAACCTTGCCATGTAGGCGGCGTCCTCTTCCTTGATCTTCTCCATGATCATCTGGTAGAGACCTGGAGCGGAGAACGACGTCTTGATCTTGTCGCCCCTCTGATCAGGAATCGGTAGGCCGATAACGTCTTCGGCGTTGAGCTGAGAGACGTCGATATCGATAAAGCGGAGGTTTAGCTCATTGGCCACCTGCTCCGCCTGGGCTGTCTTGCCGATACCCGGAAGGCCGGCAAGCACCGGCACGTATTTGCGATGCTCGCCGAGCCTCATCTTGATCTCGATCTGGTGCTTCAGCGTGTCGCGCCATTCGTGAGATCCGGTTCCACCCGATATCTCGAGGTCGCTCGTCTTCTTGATTAGCTTCTGAACGGCCTTGAGAACCTTTTCCGCCAGGGCCGAGTGCTGGCCGGTCAGGTAGTTGCGGAAATTGGTCTTCACGTTGGTGAGCAGGGCGCGGGCCTCCTTCTCGTCCTTGACCGGAAGGCTCTCATTGATCAAGAGCAGGAGTTGCTCCCAGCGACGAGGAGACGTTCTTACCTCAGACTCCGGATCGTCCTTGCTTAGGTCCTCCTCGTCGAGGATCTTGTAGAACTCGTTGATGACCTCTTTATTCAGCTTGACGTGCTTGTCATTCTCGAACTTGTAGACCAACCAGGAGAACCACTGCTCCTTGTTTGGCCTGTCCATCTTGACGACGTCGAACTGGGCGTTGGTCGGGATGTCCTCGACGCCTTGGTCGTGCAGGTTCGTCGCGTAGATGATGTAGGCGTGGGGTGGAATCTCATGGCGACCAATGCGACCGTTCAGGATGCCGCGCAGGATGTTGCGGATTCTGGTCGAGGTCTGGCGGAAGTACTCGTCGAGGAACAGAATGACGGAGTACTGGCTGCGGACCGCATGAAACGCGGGCGGGACCTTTTCCTTGGTTCCACCGAAGCTCTCGAAGACGCCGATGATGTCGGCGGAGCTCTTATAGATGTTCTTGAGGTACTCTTCATCCGGGATCGCGTGAGCCGCGGCGATCTGGCTGAACAGGTTGGAGTCCGCCAGAACGACCTTGAAGTTGTCGACCTCTACCTTAGTGGAGCCGGTCCTCTGCTGCCCGGTCGAGGGGTTGAACACCAGGAACGGGATGTTGACGATGTGCTCCTCGACGATATGCGGAGCCTCAACGGTGATCACCTCGATGCCGAGCAATTTTGAAAGGAAGTTGATGTACGTGGTCTTGCCGACACCTGGGTCACCCGCGAGGAGAATACCGGCGAACTGCTTGCGCTGTCCCTTCGCCGACATGTTCATCAGGACCTTTTTAGTCAGCTTCACGTACGGCGCAAACGAGACCTTTGACGGGTTGAAATCTGCCATGTCCGTCGTCTCCCTTAATGTCCGTGGATCATCTTGTTGTAGAGGTCTGGGCGCCGTTTTTTGATATCGCGCAGGTGCTCCTTGTATTCATCGGTGAACTCGTTAGGCTTGATGCCAAGCGGCATCTCGACGTCAGAGCCATCGTCATGCCATTCCTGGATGAGCTCTGGCTTCGGCGTAGATTTTACGTCAGTGATCTTCATTGGTTGGCTCTCAATATGAACTAATTCACGACTAAAGATCGTGTATTTTCCGAACTCATAGACCCAGCTAACTTCACTGGCGCCTC